AGAGGGCCGCATGGTCCTGATTTTCAGGGGTGAAGCCGCCTTGCTTGAACTGACCGGGGATCACCTTGTCCCAGGTCGAGGCGACAAACTGATAGCGGCCGGCAGCCGACGACGGGCCATCCGGTCCCTTCTCATATATGCGCGGGTGGTCGGCAAAGCTGTTGAATGTCGCGCCGCCACCAGGCGTATAGCGGACATTGTATTTACCCGCGCTTTCCGGGCCTGCCAGCGCATTCAGGAACGCCGTCTCATACGGCTTTAGGTCTTTCGCCGCGACCGCGCCCGGCTTTGACACGCCGAGAAGTTCGAACTGCTTATCGACCGGCTGGTTCGCGATGAAGCTCATCGTCGCGCCACGAGCGAACAGGTTCTTGTTCTCTTCTGCCTTCTGCGGCGTCATGTAGCCGTTTTCGGCCATGTAATCGAAAATCTTGCCGGCGCTTTCCAGCGCGTCCGCCTGCGTTTGTCTGTCGCCCTTCGCGAAGGCGGTTTGCAGATCGTTGATCGTGTTTTCAGCAGAAGCCATGTAGCTCTGCTGGTTGAGTAAATTGATGCGTTTCTCGCCGGCAAGACGCACGCTGTTGGCGCGGTGCTGGCTCTGGAGGGCAAACAGTTTCGCCTGATCGCCTGACAGATTGGAGCCGGCGGTCGCATAGCCCTGATCGAGCGTGCCAAGAAGCTGCTTGATCTTTTCCGGGTCGTTTTCATTCTCGATGGCAGACTTTACGTTGTCTTCGTAAATGGTCGAGTTGGCCGTCGCCATCGCGCCATTGAGCTTTTCTTCCTTGGCGTATTGGCTCTCGCCATACTCCTGAAGCCCCTTGCCAAAGTTGGTGATGCCGCGACCGAACTCGCGATAGCCTTCCCCCATGCGCTCAAATGCCGCCTCATGCTGACGACCAGGCGCGACGACGCTTTCGTAGTTCGGAGACGACCGCCCGCTGACAAGACCGGGCATGTCTCCAAGCATTTCTCTTGCACTAGGAAGAATAGCCAAGGCGTTTATCCCACTGAGAAGTTGGTGTTGCCAAGCGCGTTGAACAGGCCGCCGGCGCTGCCGATCAGACTGCCCATCGCACTCGCTTTGGCCGCGCGCTCATTGGCTTCGGCCTTGTAAACGTCCATGTTGCCTTGGTTGACGACGCGGTAGACGCCGGCAATACCTTCGTCCTCCAGTCCACGCGCGCGGCTCTCGCCGGTAAACATGTTGAGCGCTTTCTGGAAGGACGTGACGTTCTGGATGTCGCCGCCGAGTTGCTGGACGGTCGGGTCCGTCGCGGTGCCGCCGCCGAAAGCCGCATTCGCTTTCAGGCTCGACTGCATATACTGGCCTTGCAGATCGTTCTGGATGGCGCGCTGTTGACCGGCGTAACGCTGTTCGCTCGCCTGCCGATTAAGAACCGCCTGGTTCATCTGAGCGGCATTAAAATCCACCCATTGCTGTTGACGAGCCGCAGCCGTATTCGCCTTTGCCGCGCCAATCGTTCCGGCCGCGCCAATGGCGGAACCGGCCATGCTCACAGCAGCGCCAGCCAAACCCGCTAACATCATGGCGTCATATCCTCCAAAGCCAAACTTCCGTGCCGTTCCACTCGTGCTTTTCAAAGCCGAGCCGGACCAACCAACGCTCCGCAGCAGGCGAAGCCGCCATGTCAGCGCCAGCAATGATCCGCTTGATCCCACGGCGACGCGCCGCATCAAGGATCGTCAGGGCCGCCTTGTGCAGCGCCAACGGGTTCTTGCGAGCTTCGTCCGTCAGATCAGTAAATGCGAACTTCTGACCGTCAGGCAGAAACGCAATCCCGCCGATCCCTATGATCTCGCCGGCCTCATTGCGTCCTGTCAGGGCGATCATGCGGCATGGAACCTCCATGCCCTTTTCTTCAAGGTCGGCCTTTGTGGCCCACTTGACTGTTGCTGCCATCAGCCGTTCGTGCGCATCTCAATCGTGAAGCCAAGAACTGTTGCCGGCCGGGGCGACGCCGCCTCAATGTAAAGGCGGGAGTCCGCCCCCCATTCGCCGTTCAGTTCAAACGTCTGTTGATCGTAGCGCTGCCAAATCGTGTCAGCATCGGTTGCGACGCCTTCTTCCACAAGCGGGAGATTGTCCGCCGTGTAGGTGCCGCTGTATTGGTCGTAGTTGCCGTAACGGACGCCTTGATAGTGCGTGCGGTCGAGGACAAAGCCGATCTGGCTGACACGCTTGGCCTTGTTGACGGCGGTGCCGGCCGCAGCCGCATAAGCCAGCTTGGCCGAGATAAACTGCGCCGTGTAGGACAAGCCGACAACGGCCGTTGTAACAGCCTCCGACAATGTGATCTGGCCACCGGAAACGGTATAGGTTCCCAAGTCCTTGCCGTTGCCCCAAGCGCAAACCGTGCGGCCTTCAAGGTGGCTTAGCCCGGTGATCGTCGCCGTGCTGGCCCCGGAATAGGTGATGTAGGCGTCTGACAGGCAAGGCGTCGTCGTATCTTGCGCCTCGTCCAATCGGGCAAACTTCTCGACGTAGCGCTTCGTCGCGCCATTGATCGTCCGGTTGACGATGACATAGACGCCATCCTCCAGACAGCCTGGCAAAACGCCTATCGTTTCATACTTGTCGCCCGTCGCAGTCGCGGCGCGATACCAGGCGTAAACCTCATCGTCCGCGTCATAGATGAAGGTCGCAAGCTGGCCGTCGTTCCTGACAAAGTGAACGCGCGTATCAAGCTGACGCTGGATCGACAGATCGACAAAGCCCGGAATGCCGATGTCGAAATTCAACCGCGTCATGTCGATGGTCTTATAGTCAAACGTGGTGTTCGTGAACTCCATCATATAGACGCGGCGGTTTGACCGTTGGACGAAAATGCCTTTCTGATCCAACTGGAGAGGGCGCAGGTCGGAATAGGTGCCTTGCGTGTTTGTAAAGCGCAGGTTGAACTTTGTCGGCGTCAAAGGCTCATCGAACGAGCTAGACCGAGCGGTCACGACGCCGTAATCCGTGCCGATGGCAAGACGACCAAGCGACAACAGGAAGTGCGTCGTCTGGATCGGACCCTTGCCGATGGAGCGGTTGATCGGAGCCGAGTCGCCCTTGGCCATGAAGTCGAAGCTGTTATAGCCATCCGACACAGAGCCCCACACGCGAGCGCCGCCCGACCACCACAGTCGGCCTTCGTGCAATGCCACGCTGGACGGGTAGCCGTCAGAGCCGTTCCACTGCTCCAAGCGCCAGTCGTCGGTCTGCGTCGTGTTCGCGAACTCGCTGAGAACTTGGATGTTGGCTTTGGTTTTTGGTGTGGCAACGTCTAGGCTAACGATGCGGCAAATGCCGGCCCCGCCGGAGCCACTAAATGTCAAGCTGCATGTCGTCGTACCGGAGCTATAAGTCTTCATAAAAAGACGGTAAAAGACGATGACATTATCTTCTTGATCTTGGAACGTCGTTGAAACATCAACAATATTGTTCCATCCATTAACCGTCACGTCGGACCAATCCGTGAGCCCGTTTGTGTCGTAAGTTCGCTGGAGAACAACTGTGTTGCCGGTGCCTGTCAATCCGGTGACATTAATGCTGAACTGTCGGTCAAATGATTGGAAGTAACCCGGTATTTGCATCGGGTAACTACCGCCTCCTGCCACGCTAATGACCAACCATTGCGGCGGAACCCAGTTAGATACGCCTGTCACGCGAATTGGAGCCGTGGCTGTAGTCGCGACGTTCAGGGGCTTCGATGTGGTTTGCCCCTGATGAAATATGCGCATGGTCGCGCCGACAAGGTTGCTTGTGAAGAAGTCCTTGTTGCATGTCAGCGTGCCGTCGCCGCGCAGGACGTTTGGTGTAAACTTAAAAGTCTTGTCGCCTTGCGCCGCTGGAAACGGGCCATCGACCGCCTGATAGGTCACGACTGCCCAAGAATTATTTTTGCGGCGCTGGATCATGCGCTGCCGGTAGCCGTCGCAGGCGACGTAAATAATGTCAGACGACTGGTCGTATCTGATCTTCACGAGGTCAGCTTCAATCCACGGCGTCGGCAGGACAATCGGGCCAGCGGCTTCAATCGTTGGCTGCGTGACAGTGTAAGAGCGCGCGTCCTTGCTAGAGAACTGGACGTATATTGTAGCTACAGCGGCCGTAATGCAGAACGAATAGGTGCCTGTAGCTAAAGAGCTTTCGGAGATGATGTCGTCGCCGCCAATCGTCGTTCCGACCTTGAACAGCAAATTACCGCCCTGGGAAACAGTAAAGCGCAGGCCAGTGTTGAGGCCCAAATTGCCGGTGCAGTTTAGGACGCCGTAGGCATACGAGATAGAACCGTCCGTCACGTCCTTGATTGTCAGGACGCCGCCTGCGGCTGAGACGGTCGCGCCAAGGGAGGCGTTGAGCGACCAGCTTCCATAATCTTGGACCGTGCTGGTGACGCTATCGCGGCTGACAAGCGCGTCGTCCTTCCAGACGCGCATGTTCTGGTCTGTCAGTTCGATCAGCGCCGTTTCGCTGGCCGAATAGACGAACTCAAGCAGCTTGGCGGTCTTGTCGCCATAGGTCGAGCCGAGATATTTCGAGCCAGGGCGAATGGTCATTGGCCCTGACACAAGTGGCATCCAGTTTACCATTGTGTCGGCGGCTAAGCGCATTTTCTCCAGATCGACGCGCATGAGCGCCAGCCGGGAGATTTCCCCACCATTTGCATGGTAAAATGGAATGTTTTGGGTCGGCATCTATCACCAGTTCCGAATGCTGTTGTAGCCGGTGCCGATTGACCCGCGACGAATGCGGCTCGTGGACCATGTTCCAAGCGGCCAAGGCAGCGGGGGCTCGTCCATCGCGTCGTTCGCCTGGGCGCGCTTCCAGTAGAGCTTTTCTCTCTTCTCAATGGCGTCGATTAGGTTGTTGTCCTGAGTGATGCGCGGCGCAATCGTGCGGGCCAGCGCAATGCCGACGTATTCAGCAAAGTCTGCCGGCCAAATGAGAAGGTTGGTTCCTAAATCCTTGCTGACATAACGCGCATACAGAGTGTCAGCATTTGCCAGCCAATAGCCTTCCTGATCGCGGTAGTTGCGCAGCGGCGGGTCAAACGTCTCTGACGCTGAGATCATAGACGTTCTGACCCAATCGCAAGGCTTTTGAAACGCGGACTGGTATCCGAACTCCGGCTGAATGGATCCGTCCAAGTCAATCTGAATGGCGCGAGAGGCGAAGTTCCACAGGCCGGCGCGCAGGCATAAAAGAACCGTGTCGCCATACTCATCATCGAGATAGCGTCGCGGCTCTCTGTTTTCAGTCAACGACGCCAGCTTACGCTCGCCAAGATGACGGAGCGCCTTGTTGTAGAGCGAAAGTTGCGTCGTGTTCTGGGTCATTTAGGCCGCCATCGCTTTAGCGTGAGACTTGATGTAATCGACCGCCTGCTCGCGCGTATCGAAGCCATCCTTCACGATCTCATTGTCAGACGTGCGGAGGGCGGAGAACTTACGATGCGGGCCTTTCCATGCGACTTCATATTCAGGGCTGCCAAGGGCAACGCGTACAGGCTCAAGATCGACCTTGCGCAGCAACGCCATTTTCGCCCAATTCTTGCCGGCGGCGCGGACGTAAAGCTCAGCAAAGTAGGAGCCGTCTTCCGCGTGAACCTCAATGATGTCGCAGGGCTTAAACTTGTAGGCGACCATCGACCAATACGCTTCGTTGAGAAGGTCTTCGATCTTGGTGCCGTCTTCCGGGACCACATGATGAGCCTGCCGGGCAAACTCTGTCAGGGTGACGCGCGAGTCGCGGATCATGGGAAGACCTGGTGTATGCGTCATGGGTTACTCCAATGAAGGAGGGGGCCAGGATGGCCCCCTTCCAAAAGCGTGTCAGATCACGAAGACGAAAGCGTCGTGACCGTGCCAGACATCGACGCAGCGCCGCCGGCCGTAACCGTCTTGATCCAACCGCTGCTGACGGTCGGAGTGTTGTTGTCGTAGACGAGAATGAAGTCGCCAACCTTCATGCCAAGAGCAGAGCCATTTGAGAAATAGTCAGCAGCCTTGACGGTCGCGATGGCGTCAGCAGAAACATACGACCAAATAGCCGGGCCGCCAGAACCGTCGAGGGTGCCAGCAACCAGCTTGTTGGGCGGGTTGGAAGTCGAATAAGCCATTATGGCCTCCTAAAATTTGAGGGAAACAGGGCGGCTATGCCAGCCGCCCATTAGGATCAGAACGCCGAACCGTCGTGGTTGACGAGGACGACACCCTTCGTCTGAAGGATTTTCGAGCCCATGAAGATGGTCGAACGAGCGAAGTAGTAATCATCTTCCTCGTTGTAGCCAGCCTTCACGTCCATCTCGCCCGTATTGACCGCATGGCCAATCGCAGACTTATGGAAGGCGTAGCACTTCTCAGTGGACGTGCCAGCGCCCGACAGGCGCGGATGCCAAATCCAGTTGAAGCCAGCCCAGCGCTCGACGCGCTTGGTGGTGCCAACGCCAGTGGACGGGCCGCTTTCGATGAACGGAAGGTTCATATCCACCCAATCGCGCGAACCAAATTCCTTCGTCTGCATCAGGTAAGCGCGGAACGCCGGCGACGCGACAAAGAACATGTTGTCGATCTCATCGACCGGCACTTCGTTCTTGCCGAGAATGGCCATGGCCTTCATGACAAGAGCCAGCGACGCCGTAACAGCAGTCGTGCCAGCGTTCGTGGTCGTGTTCGCCAGTTCGCCCAGGATGTCCTGGTCGATCTTGCGGTTCATGACCTTGATCGTGGTTTCCTGCATAATCCGGCGACCGTCGCCCTGCGAGGCGAAGATGTTGAAGCCGGTGCGGCGAGGCTTGTCGTGCCATTCCTGAAGCGTAGCAGTGTACTGGTTCAGGTTGTCAGCGCGACCCGGAATAAGGCCGTTGACGCCACGGGTAACGGCCGACGCATTGCCGCTGTCAGCGACAAGGAAGGTGGCCTGATTGCCTTTAATAACCGCTTCCGTGGTGGCGGAGGCGCGCAGAAGGGACTGACCCTGTTCAAAGCCGGCAATGAACTCCTGCCGGTACTGTGTCTGGAATGCTGTATTAGCCATGGTGAAGCACCTCTAGTTTGGGTTGAAGCGCTTCGATCAGGTTGTCCGTTGGCGCGCGTCGGCGGGTTGCCCCCGGCCTGAAACCGGGGAGCCGCCTATCGCCCTACGGGGCTTCTCGATAGCGGAAAGAAAAAAGTTCCCAATATGGGAACTGTTACGCAGCGCGTCCCTTGCCTTCTCGGGCCGTCTTGGCCTCAAGAAGCTCGCGGTAACGTGCCTGCATTGCGGGATCGCGCCAATACTCTTGCGTTCCGACCTTCTTCTGGAGAGCTTCAAGCTCGCCTTCGAAGTTCTGGAAGCCGGGAGCCGGCACGACGGTATATTCAGGGTTGGCCTCGCGGGCCATTGACGCCAACATCTTCAAAGCTGCCGGATCGTCACCGAGACGACGGCCGTTTGGAAGACGCGACATCAAAATGTCAGCCTTCACGTCCGGCGTCGCATGGACATCCAAAAGGTTAGCGATGGCGTTCGTGTTGCGACGGAATTCATTGCCCCACTCGGAGCGCAGCTTGTCTTCGCTCTCTTGATGGAAACGCTCGTCAGCCTCTTCGATCTGAGCTTGCTGACGCTCTTGCATAGACGCATACCAGCCAAGCACCTGCTTGACCTGGCCTTCCGGCATGTTCGCCTTGTGAGCGTATTGCGCGAAATCGTCCAGAAGCGGTTTGTCAGCGTCAGACCAGACGAACCCGTTGCCCAACTGGACATCGTATTTGTCAGGGCTCTCCGGGACGCCGTTCTCAGCGCGCCACGTCTTTAACTCTTCCTCAGTCGGGTTCTCAGGAAGAACCGGCTTGAGGTTGCCAGCCGACAAGCGCGTTTGCGCATCGCGGTAGGCTTTCGCCAGATCAGCCGGCGAATTAAAACGGTCCAGCGTTTTAAGATAGCTCTTGTCTTCGCCAGCTAACTTAATGCGCCAATCTTCCGGCCAATCTGCCGGGGCGGCTACAGGCTTTTCGGTTACGTTGCCGTCAGCAATCGTGCCTTGTGAGCCGGTGCTTGCGGTTTCGGTCGAAGCAGGAGCGGTTGTCTCGCCACCCGGAGCGGCGTCAGCGGCAGGAGCCGTGTCAGCCATTCCGCCAGCAAGGGCGTCCGTGTCTTCTGTCATTAGGTCTTATCCTCTAAGGAGGCGTTCGACATGTTGATGAGCGCAACGATCTCCAGCCCGACAAAGCGCTTGCCGGCGGCAAAATCACTGTCACGCGGACTATCGGGATAATACGTTGTGTCGCGCACGCCGCACGCCACGTTCAAAATCCAGTCGAGGGCGCGTTTCTGTTGACCCTCGCTGGCGCTACCGGACGCGAGCGCCTTGAGCGCATACACGTCCGCCTTCTCGCAGGGGCCGGGTTTCCACGGCCGCCTGTCGGAAGCTCTCGTTCTAACTGCCATTAACCGCCTTGTGCCGGTGCCATCGCGTCGTTAAATTTTTTCGCAGCGCCGCCAGCAGCATCAGCCACCTGCGCCCCGCCTTGTAGTAAGGCCATCTCACCTTGCAGTTGAGCCGCCGCCGCCTGTTGCTGAGCGGCCTGCGCCTTTTTCTGCGCCGCAAGTTCTTCGTCCACAAACCATGCCGCCGGTGCGCCAGCGCCTTCGGCAGCGTCGCGGAACGCGCGGTCGAAGTTCATGTCGTGAACAACCATCGGGTCCATCTGAGCCGCCATCTGGAGAAGCTGCGCGGTCTGCATGAACGCTTGGCTGTTGGCGCGCGTCTGGGCTGCCTGGAGCGGGCTTTCGAACGTGAACCTTACGTCCTGACCCGCAAGGCTCTTAGGCATGTCCCACACGCTTCCGAACGCGCCATTACGAAGTAGAATGTCGAAAGTGCGATCACATAGAGCGCCATTGTATTCAGTCTCCATCGGCTCAAAGAGCGGCAGGGCGCGGCGGATGTATTCTTCGACGCGCTTTTGCGTCTCGAACGCCGTCATGTCGCCTTTAAGCTCGGGAAGCTGGATTTGATTCAGGTAGAAGGCTTCTTGGATCAACTCGCGGATTTGCTGTTCGCGCTTGTCGCCCCACGGCAACCCGGAACGATCCAACGGAAGCGGCCGTAAAGCCTCGCCAGTGCGCTCGTCGTATTCAGCATCGACATAGGTGATGCCGCCGGCGAACAGATTGACCGACCCCTGGATCGCGTCGCCAGCCGCCAGCATCGGCGGATCAACCGCCTTCTGACCCGCCTCGATCATCGTGAGGGTCATTTGTTGGAGCATACGCGCATCGGAGATCGAGATGACCGTCGCCGGCGAATAGGCGTATTGCGATCCAGAAACGGTCTGCCAGCGCGGGATAATATAGGGGTTGTCGGGAACCGCTACTTCTTCAAGAATGGCTTCGTTGTCCACATCGACGTAAAGCGACACATACTTGAACTTCTCTTTGTTCTTGATCGTATCGTATTCGTTTGAGGGGACAATGACGTGCTGGACGTTGACCTCAAAGAAGGGGTCTTTCTCTTCCTTCTTCTTGACCTTCTCATTCACGCTGTTTGGGAACAACTGACAAAGCTGGCGCGCTGTCGGTTTCCACTTCCGGTGAACACGGTCCACCTCGTAATGAAAGTTCTCTGACCAGGCCACGTCGCGCAGGTGCCAGCAACGGAACAAGAGGCCGTTCAGGTTCTTGTTCATCTCGACTGACAGGACCGCGTTGCCGAAGGCCGCAAAGTCATGGTCGCCCTCGCGCGTGGCGCGGACGAAACCGGAGCGCGTGTCATACATGGCGACGCGCATACGCTCAGAGGCCCAATCGAGCCACTGGCGAGCGGTCGGGTCACGGTTGATGCCTTCGACTGGCGTGCGCGCATGAAACCATGGTTGGCCCCTGGGACGCAGCATCGCGCCAATCTGGTTGGCCAGGTCACGCCGGCACATGGCCGGAATGCCCGTCATCAGATGGGCGGCGAACTCTTGGCCAATCGAGCGCGTCGTCGTGAAGTCCGCGCGCTCGACATAGAAGTTTTCAGCCATCGACTGCCAAAGGCTGACAATCTGGACGCGCGACGAGAACAGGCGCTCGCCTTGCGTGATAAGTTCTTTGGCGCGCGTCTTCATCAATTAGCCTAACGTCTTGCCAGAATACTCAGGCGTCGGGGCAGCAGCTTCGCCAGGCGAACGCTGTCTCGTCAGGTTGGAAGCCTCTCGGCCCTGACCCATTGCGCCGGCGACCTTATTCAGAGCCGCTTCCTGCGCGTTGGGCGAAGCAAGATCAGGCGCTTTCGGCACAGGCTTTGGGGGCGGCGGAATAAGCATCGGAGGCGGCGGCGGCGTGGGAGGGCTAAAGAGACTGCTCATTTGGGCTTCCTTTTCAAACTGGAATAGCCAAGGTTTGCGATTGATGGGCGGTTTTCCCAGGACTTGATCCGCTTCTTGAGCGCGATGTCGCCTTGAGACAGGGCCATGACAACGGCGTCGCCCTTGTCAGTTGACCGGCCAATGCGCTTTTTGATGTCCTGCTTGCTTTCGATCTGAATGCCGGAGCTTGTCAGCGTCCACGTCGGGGCGCAAAGGTCAGAACGCAGGTCGGGATCGTGAGGCAGAGCAACCTTGCTGCCGCCTTCCTGATCCGGGTTCAGGGCTTCTCGAAAACGCCACCAGGCTTCCGCACGCTTGTTGCGGAACTGGAGCTTCGATCCGTCTTGAGCAACAGCGGTTGACTTATTAGCCGCGTTGAACCGCTCGCAGTCGATGCCGTTGTCTTTAAGACGGGATAGTGTGTCGCCACCGTAACCGCCGCCCATATCAACGACCACAGGACAATTATCGCGGCGATGCTTGACCACCAGCGCGGCGACCGATGATCCATCCGGCGTCTCCGATCCATTGACCGCGACAGGCGGAAGGTAATAGCCGCCGTAACGACAAGCGACGACCGTTCTGTCAGCGCCGCCCTGGGCGATGTCTACGCCCATAGCCGTCATCACCGCGTTTTCTGGCTTCTGCTTGTTCCAGCGCGCTTCCGCCTCAATAACCCATTGGGTAGGTATGACTTGAAAATCTGCATCTGCACGAGCAGCCATAAAGTTGCCATCGCGCACGGCAGAACGAAGCGGCTCAGGAAGACCATCGAGCTTCGCCTGATAACCCGAGTCAACAAGGTATGGATTGTCCTTCAAGAAGGCCGGAATGAAGCTCCGGCTCATCGGAACCGAAGGACTATGATTGCCTGGCAACAGGACCGGCTCGGGGCTGTCTACCTCCAGATCGGAACCATCCGGCGCGGTGACATACCAGCGCAATTCGCCGGGCTCAGCCGGATTGTTGTGCGTGATGTCCAGCCACGGCCGGAACATGCCAATGATCCAGTCGCCTTCCGCGCTGATTGGCGGGTTGGTCGCCAACAGGGCGCGGACGCGCTGGCCGGGCGTGGTTGAACGCAACCAGCCCAGATGGAAACGAACTTGCGCCTCCAGAAATTGCGTGGCTTCGTCAAACACCTTCAAGTCGAAGGCGTGACCCTGCCAGTCTTGTTCGTCGCCTAAATGCTGACAGCCGGCAAACTGAATAAATCGTCCATCGACAGACCGTAGCAACGGCGGGGGCGAGCCATTGAAGCCTTGGCGCGTGCCGTTGATTTCGATGGCGCGCTCCGTCATCGCTGACAGGTTCGCGTATTTGCGACGAATTATGAGCGAGCGCTGGTGTTGGGTGAAAGCCAGCCCGAGGCCGAGATCGGATTTGCCACCGCCACCAGCGCCGCCATACAAAAGGATGTCCGCCGGGCTGAAATAAGCATCGGCCTGACGGCCCGGCGACGGTATCCACCTGTAGTTGGCAGCGAAAGCCTTGGCGCTTTCCAGCACCTTGGCTCGCTGCTCGTCTGACAAGTCATTAAGACTTGCCAGGATGTCGTCAATAACCGCCACAGGCGATTAGAGCATTTCGACCGTGAAGTAGTCGAGGCGGCAGCTATCGCTGGCGCTTGCAGCCGACCACGTAGCAGCAACCACAAGTTTCTGAGTGGCGGTCGTGTCAATCGTGGTCGAAGCAACAATGCCCGTCACCATCGTTGCCGTGCCAGAGGCGGCCAGGGTGGCGGTGTAGTTGCCCCAACCGACGAACGTGCCGGTCGCGCCAATCGTGCGAACAGCAAGATAAAACTCGCCGGCGAAGATGTTGTTGTTCGCAACGTCGGTCGCGCCGCAGGTCTGGAGCGCGGTTCCCGCTTTGCCGCCGATATATAGCTTGGCGGTCAACGTGTCGGTGGAGTTGGTCGCCGTCGCAATGCCCTGATAGCGAATGCGCAGAAGCGAGCCAGCCTTCAGGATGTTCGCCGGCAGCGTGTAGCTGGCATCAAATTCCGTTTCCGTCGTCGTATTGGTGACAGCGGTAGAAGCCGCCACCGACGAATACAGCTTCTTCGCAACGACCTTGGCGTCGCCAGCGGCGTCGGAATAGTCACGCGCGACAAGGCGGCCGTCGTTGTCAAGGCCGGCCCACTTGCCGTCCAGAGAGTTAAGAATTTCGAGAGGCATATCAGTCTCCTAGATGTTTCAGTTGCACATGCGACAAATCCCGTGCGCCGCAAGCGCAACGGTCAACATCACCTTTTGGGTGAACTCTCAGCCGTATGACGGCAGCAAAAGAAGCGAAAATGCTTTACTTGTGCCGCTTCCAGAAAAGGTTGCGGTGATCGCGTAGTTTGCGGCCGATGTGGCGACATGCCCTGCGGCGACGTTTCTTGTGCTGCCCGTGACATTGCCATCAGACGATCCAGCCGAAAGGCTTGCTGTTCCAGTGGCGGTGCCAAGAAAGCCAAACAGCAAAAGCCCGTTGCGGTCGCCTATAATAGATGTCGTTACCGGGGTCGTTGTGGCTTGATCGTTGGTGATGACGGAAAACACGGATGCCGCATTCACCATCGCCATGTTTGCTCCGGCTATTTCCCAGAAAGCCAGAGCGCACGATCCTATACCTGACGACGACGACGGGTTGATGCTTGTCGTATCTCCAGAGGCGCATCGGACGAATATCGCAGACCAGTCTAGCCCGGATGTGTTCTGGATGATTTTTGTCCATCCCGTTGCCGCTGCTGGGTTGCCGCCGCTGGCGGTGCAGAAGGCAACCAATAGATTTCCGTCAGTTGGCGCGCTGGTCGCCGTAAAGGCTAACGTGCCACCGGCGTTGTATTGCTGCTTTGTTTGAACAATCGTCGGACCGGGCGTGATTACGTCTTCCGCCAGAGGCGTGATGAAGACTGTCGCGGTGCCTGACAGATTGATGGCCGCGTTGCTGTTGGTCGATGTCAGAACGCTACGTGTCAATGTTGTGCCGGATGCCGTGTAGACGCCGCGTCCGACTTCCGAGTTGGACCCGTCGCGAATACCGTAGCTGACCGTCTCTCCGTTTTGCACGCCCGCGTTGGCAAATGTCAGAAAACCGCTGACAGCCGCCCCAAGAGTAATCGTGCCTGTGCCGGTCGTGGCCGTCGTCACTTTGGCGAGGTTATATGCTTTGACGACAGCCATGGATTATTAGTCTTCCGTTACCGTCGAAGATGTCGTCAACTGAGGCGTGACGCCGGATGATACGGAAATATTTGGCGTGACCGTGCCGCTATACAATAGAACGCCAGCGGCCGACGACGCCGTGCCGATGCC